ATGTGTACTGGAGCTGAGATACGTCCACGGCTGCAACAGAGTAATCAGCGCCACGAGTGTGGTATTCATAGCGAATGGCAGGACCACCACCAAAGGCGCGGTGTAGATTGTCAGCCAGTGGTTGGATCAGACTTTCAGTGGACGTGTACGGACCTTGTGGACCACTACCAGTAGATTGGCCAAGCGCAGGGTGGTCATCATACATGAATCGACCGTGTGGTAGGGTGTGTGGTGTAAACTGGTCATAGATACTTCCAGTATACACTCTAGCCATTGGGTTGCCGTCGATACATTGTACGAGTACCTGTGCACCAACTTTAGGAATGGCCCAGAGTCCATACGCCACGCCTCCACTCGATGACTGAATACCAGGACCTCTTGTACCTATTTGAGCCTGCCCGCCAATCGGCGACGAATACAGAGCCCACGGCAAATCTTCAATTTTTGTGTTCCAACTGTCGCCCCACTTCGGGCAAACAACGCGAATTCTACCCATTTCTTGTGGGTCGTTAGTGTCTACCACTGTTCCCAGTGTGATGGTATCAATTCTGTCCTGTGGCTTTGCGCCAGCTTCAAATAACTGGCGCTGAGTTGTGTGCATTGGCATAGTTTTGTTTTATGTTATGATCAAGGATATGGTGCATCATTAAATGCATCACCAGTCTTCTTCGGTGCAGCTTTAACAGGAGCGGTTGGAGTGTTGTCCTTAGGAGGTACCGACTTGTTACAGTTCTGTACATCTTTCTTGGTGGCAGCCGCACAGTCGTATGTATTTGAAACGGCAACGTTCGCAGTTGGTGTTGGTGCTGGTTCAGCGGTTGGAGCAGTCTGTGTGGGCTGCTTTACTGCTTGTGCTGGTGGAGCTGACTGTGCTCGCGCCACTGCGATTGGTGACAGCAGTTGTCGAGCCATTACAATCGCTGTTTGAGTACGCAGCTCCCCAACCGTAGTTATTGTTACGCCTGGTTTGGGGCTAAATATTGCTGGGTTTTGTGATTTCACCTCCGCATACACAGATGCTCCAAGTACAGATGATAAGGTGGCTGACCCTCCGGATGCGTTATCGGCCTTAATAATCGATTTTGCTCGTGGATATCCCATCAAATGACTCAAATACAAGTCGCCCACATCAGAACTCCCAATCTGCTGTGCATTCTCCTTAATGAATGCGGCGCCAGCATATGCATTGTACGTCGGATTTGTTCGCAGTGGTAGAGCAGTTGCTGGGGGTGTGTTGGATGCAATGCCCAATATTTTCCCCTGGGTTACAAGGCCCATCCACGTGCCATCTATGAACTGGAATAATCCTGTGGCGGTAGCTCTAGGCAATGGGTTTTTAATGGTTGGATTAAAATGTGATTCAAAGGATGCAATTTGTGCAAGGGTAATGGGATTCATCTGGTATTTGGCAGCAGCATCCAATATGGCTGCTTTTACAGCTGGGGATGCTAGTCTGCCGGCATCGTCGGGCGAAGTCCATCCTTTCACTTCATCGAGCGATTTGGCTTGAGCAAATGTAGTGCGAGCATCCTGCCGATTTGTTGGGGTGGTGGATGTTGTAGCATCTCCTGTTGGATGAAATGGCACAGTTGGCTTATTTGGACTGTTCTGTGTTGGAGTGGCTCCACCCTTACACTGCACTTGGTTGTCGAAGCACTCTGTTGCAAGCGTTGTGATATCCACGTCTACGCGTTTCTTGTCGTTCACCACATCAAACGTGCTCCGCTTTGGGATGCCCAGCATCTGAAGTGTTTGTGTGAATTCACCATCAACAAATGAGTGTTGAATCCCATACACGTAGTAATATCCATCAAACCAGAAATCGACAGCATAGTCGAGTCCTGTCTGTGTACCATCATCATTTGTACCGGTAAATGCCGCGAGATCATCATTTGATCTTGGCATCTTAATATTCACCTTGACGTATGCTGGTGCATGTGACCAATACTGGAAATCGCCGGTAGATGGTGCATCTGGAGCAGACGCAGTTGCATTTGATGATCCTGTAACATACGACGGAGATGTCGTTCTGTTGGTTGACCCGAGCAGTTGATCGTTGCCCACAATCTTCATTGCAGCTTCTGCCATTTCGATAGATGCATGCTTGTTAAGTGTGTACATGCTTTGAGCCAATCCAGACGAATCGTTTGTCGACGTAATGCCTGGTACTTTTAGCTGTGAACCAAACAGTACTGGGATTTGCAGCACATTCGCAGATCCCCAACGAGAATTGCTGAGATCCTGTACCGATGGCTGTATGTGTGTCGATGGAGCTCTGTCGAGTTGGCTCTTAAATGCGTTTACGATGGTCGCTGTTTGTAGATATGCCAAACCCGTGTTGAGGCGCATATCAAATTCCAAAATATCAATGTTTCTCCCAGTGTACATGTAGTCAAACGTGAGGATGTTGTTGCGGATTGCTGCATACGCCGGATTATCTTCGGGCTTATCTTGCTGCAACACTTCAAACACTGGGTTGTTCGCTAGCGTCTTTGGTGTAGCAAACCGGTCGATTCTGTAGTACACTTCGTAGTTTATCAACCCAACATCATCACCAGTTCCAAGAGTAGACTTCAGTGATGTGTGCACTTTGTACTCGTACTTTACGCCTTTGGAATCACCAATGTTCATGTCATTGCGGACTTCCAGGCTCATCGACATGATGGTGCTGATAGCAGTTTCGATACTGGTGTGTGCTGGGAAGTTGATTTGTACAGTTTCAGTACACCCCGCAGCATCCTTATACTGCTGCGGTTGGTCAGTGATTGTGTACTTAGCTCCCCCGTTGGCGGCTTTATATGGTTCACCAACTTCGATTGTGTATTTGACTTTGCGGAGGGCTTTCAGCACTCGCTCCGAGTCAATCCCGTTCAACTGCTTAATCTGCTCATACACACAAGAAAAGTACTTATCGTAGCTCTCGTTGATGTTGTTTGCCAGCTTCGTCATTGTGTCTTCGAGCGTTGGGCCTGAAGATAGTGTCAATGAATTGACTGCCTTGCTGTATTGCGGCAGTCGGACAGCGCCGTGCCCAGCTCCAACAAACGACATTTCATACGTCCCACCCGCTTCCGTAAAGTTGCCCGTCACATCGTAAGTGATAAAGGTAACTGGTGGGATATCAGAAATCGTATCAATGCTCTCCGTTCCGTTGTCACTCAGGACGTGGCCAACGAAGAATGTCTTGAGTGAATACACCACCTGAGAGCTATCAACACCCAGAGCAATGCTACACTTCACAATTTGATCAAGGAATGCGATTCCCTTTGGCTCAGATACGGTGATTGAACCTTCTACGGCAATTGAGGTGGAACGGTCTCCGGGAACAGCGTCTCCGGCGGTAGATGATGACCACTGTGCATTCTGAATTACATATGCTGCATCTGTTGATCCATTGATCAACACGATGTACTTGCCACCGCTCGTGGTCTTCTTTGGCGCATATTTGCCCATGCTTGGCGTTGCTGAGTCTACAGTGGCTGCGGTAGATGCGGTTGCATGCATCCAAGTTTCAATTGCAGTCAGTGGAGACAACTCGTCCGCAGTCTGACTACAGTCACACATCACGAGTACGTGATAGTAGCTGTATGATCTGTATTGTGATAGTCTGTTTGATGGATATGACATGTTATTTGTTTGAGGACAACAGTTCCGTGAATACTCTACCCACCGTTGGTAGCATGATTTCAGCACCAGTTACAAATTCAGTGTTGACGTCTATGATGTTGTTGTACTGTAGGATGAACCACATGAGCAGCTCCTTACCGTAGACATCCTTCGCCAGCTTGTCTGGACATCCTGCATATTTTGGTGTTATCGTGAATGGGACATCAGTGTCGGATCGAGCAAAGATGGTGCGTTCCCACCATCCATGCTTCCCTCCAACATATGACACTTTGCCACCAATGGCATATCTACCAAGTGGTTGTTGATCTGATCGATGTATTTTCATAGTTAGAATCCCGACAATGTACCATTTCTGAATGACGTCAGATCAAACAATTCATACTCTCGTGGAGAGTGCGTCTCAGCCAGAGACACCGTAATGTCCATCTTCTTTGGAAACGCTTGGGTTTGTTTGTCTGGTGTTGATCCCTCTGCGAACACTGGCAGATAGTCAACATCATCTGGATATGTGATATTTAATGATGTGATAACCACAGGAACTCGATTGATGTTCATGAACAGACTGGTACTGCTGCCATTGACTGTTCGATCATTTTGCGGCGAGTACGCCCACAGATATAGAACTTCTGGGGGAGCTCCTCGGAGTTGATAGTTCCCACCCTTTGCACGAGCGATTGCGCTCTCGTCTGCAGTTGCCACTGGCGTATCACTCATCGGCATGGATTGGTTGGTTGTGGTACTGGTGGACTGCACGGTGTCAGTAAGCCCGAAGTATGGGTATCTCCAACTTCGCAGAATCTGCAGATACCGCATGTTCTTTCTAGCATCCGCTATGTTGCGCGATACCAAATGTGCAGATATTTCAAATGTGCGCGAGTTGGTATGCTTATACACTTGGATGCTTCCAGGAATGTGCACTGGTGACACTGAAGCATAGTCTACCGATCCGCTTTCCGACAGAGTTGGTGTTACATGAAAAATTACGGACCTATCTAGTATGTCGCTACTGGTAGTTGCTGTCCGCATGGCACTAATCGGAGCCAACCGTACTTTGTATTCAGTTCCAGACATGGTGTGTAATTGATCCTATTGTAAGTATGGGTTATTTATTGGTGTTGACTTTTCTTTTGTGCTAGTGTACGCTCCATACATACCACATAAAAACAAGAACAACAAGGTATATCTCTCATGGCGCCACGCAAGCCAACAGCCAAAAATTCCATCACACAAAGCGGTCGCGTCATCTACCTCAACAATAAAGAGCTGCTGAACGAGGTTCGCGAATCGAAGAGCAAAGGCAGAATGTCAGACACACTGGCGCGTATGCTCCAGTTGATTTGTGCCAACTTTGCCCGGAAGGGCAACTTTGTTAGCTATACATACAATACCGACATGCAGGCATATGCCATGATGATGTTGGTGCGAACTTGGGGTGGTTTTGATCCCGACAAAGGTACCAACGCATTCGCTTGGTACACACAATGCATCAAGAATTCGTTCAAACAGTATCTAAACTATGAACGAAAGCACCGAGACATTCGTGATGCTTCAATGTTGAAGGCTGGATTGTCTCCGTCGCACACATATGCCAGTAGCGAAGGCCATGTCGTTGAGGATGAGCAAGAATTTGACATCCTCGAGTACGTTGTTGATGCTCCTGGTGATGGATTGGAGCCTCCAGTCAGAAACGATTTTGGAATGGAACTTGAAATTGATGCTGACTGTGAATTTACCGGGGATGTTCTAGAAATAGACATCGACGATGACGAACTAGACGTTTAACACCAAAGAGGGCTGGTTAACCAGCCCTCTTTCACATCACACACTTACACATGACATCACTAAAGCGCGGACTGTGCTTCACCGACATTCACTGGGGCAAGAAGTCAAATTCTGTCGTTCACCTACTCGACTGCGATCGATTTATCGACTGGATATGTGAGAAGGTAGCACAAGATTCATCGATCGATCACATTATGTTTCTTGGTGACTGGTTTGATCACCGAACAAACCTTCATATTCACACAATGCACGCAGCGTATATCGGTGCGAAGAAGTTGAACAGTCTCAACATTCCTGTGTTCTTCATCATAGGAAACCACGATCTTCATCTACGAAATGATCGAAGCATCTATTCAACGGTTATGTATCACGAGTTCAACAATTTTGTTGTTGTTGACCAGCCAATGGTAACCGATCAGATCGGCAATGGTGCTTTCTTGGCACCATATATGTTCGAAGAAGAGTACGAAAACCTCGATCAGTATCTATCCGTACCGTTCTGGGCCGGGCATTTCGAATTCAAAGGATTCCGAATCACTGGGTATAACGTCAGGATGGAGCACGGTCCAGACCCAACGCGATTTGCTGGACCGACACGAATCCTATCAGGTCACTTTCACGCTCGTCAAACACAAGGCAACATCACATACATTGGGAACGTATTTCCCATGGACTACGGGGATGTTGGGGATGTTGCAAGGGGGTGCATGGTGTATGATCACACCACAAATGACATGGTTTTCCATAACTGGGATGCTCTACCCAGTTATCACAAGATTCCACTGTCACGCTTAATAAGCGACACCCCACCAACCATACGGGATCTGTCATATATCAAGTGTGTGATGGATACTGACATTACATACGAAGCGAGTGTTCAATTGAAGCAGACCGTAATGGCTAGTGCGGACGTGAGAGAATTCGTATTTGAAGATGTGCAGCACGTAGAGGCTCTTGAAGACACTGCAGTATTAGAAGAGCTTCCTCAATTTCACACCGTTGATCAACTGATCGTATCGCTGTTGGGGACGATTGTAGATGATTCCATTGATACAGACGTACTTGTTGGTGAGTACACACAACTGGCACAATAACCATGCAGCGATCAATCCTACGTATAACCAATACCACATTTAAGAACTTCATGTCATATGGTAACAACGTTACCGAAGTGGTGTTTGACAAGGCAACCGCCACCATGATCACTGGGGAGAACTTGGATAGTACGTCCAACGGCAAAGAATCCAATGGTACCGGTAAGACTACCATTTTGAATGCTGTCGTATACGGATTATATGACAGGGCCATTGGTGATGACGTAAACAAAGACGACCTAATCAACAACGTAAACAAGAAAGATATGGTAGTAACTGTGGATTTTATTACAGTTACTGGAGATGTGTGTCGAGTTGAGCGATCACGCAAGACCAAGGCGGGTGCGGCCGGTAATACCGTTAAGTTCATAAAAAACGGAATTGATATCTCTGTTGATAGCGATGGCACCAACAAACTCATTGCAGACGCGTTGGGCATGCCGTATGAGCTGTTTATTCGAATCGTTGTGTTTTCTGCGTCAAAGACGCCATTTTTGGATCTTCCTGTTAGAGCTCAATCGTCCGGTAGCCAAACATTTGTGTTGGAGGAGTTGTTTAACATCACCATCCTGACCAATAGAGCCAAGGAACTAAAAACAAAAATAGCAACAACCGAATCCGACATTAAACTGGAAGAACAGGCATGTGCATCTCAGGCAAGAGAGATTCAACTACATACAAACCAGCACCAGAATGCGTTGCAGCGTATCGACAGGTGGGATTTTGATACTGCTACATCTATCATAACGCTACAGAAACAGCTGGATGCCATCAAAACAGTCGATATTGATGGGCAAATTGCTCTTTCACAGCAGCGAGATGTGCTTCAGGCTAAACTTACACAAGACAAATCACACCTACAGGCAGTTGAGCGATCCATGCTCACCGTCTCTCGACAGATTGTCAAGACTCAACAAGAGATCGCTCAACTAACTAATCACACATGTCCATTCTGTGAACAGCCGTTTGCTGATACTGAAGCTAAACTTACGCAAGAAGCGGGCGTGCTTGATGAGCAGCACAACGAACTTCTCGATTATGATGAGCACCGTGCTGCACTAGAGTCGTCAATTGCTGCCACTGAAGAGCAGTACAATCTCATATCATCACAGATTGTGGTATCAAATATTGCAGTTCTTGCAAAAACGAGAAACGATCAAGCACAACTGGAATTCAAACTGGAGCAGTTGTATACAGCGAAGAACCCCCACTTTGAGGCCGCGGCCGACTTTGAGCGATCTGTTCCTCCTCCGGTATCATATGACAGGCTAAATCAACTCAAGAAGCTATTGGATCACCGTAACTTCTTGTACCGTCTTCTCACAAAGAACACCAGCTTTCTTCGAAAAGCACTACTTGATCAGAATCTCCCCTATCTGAACGAACGACTTGCACACTACATTAATTTGTTGGGGTTGCGGTATTCGGTTGTGTTTACGTCGGATATGACCGCCATGATCACAATTGTCGGCCGTACAATTAAGTTTGGCAGTCTTTCGGCTGGACAGAAGGCTCGTGTCAATCTAGCAATCGCATTTGCTTTTCGAGCTGTCAGGCAGCGAATTCTTGGAACTACCGTCAACCTGTGCATGCTTGATGAGGTACTAGATGTTGGGCTAGATGGTGTTGGTGTACAAGCGGCTGCTAGGTTGATCAAACATGAAGCAGCCGCTGATGGGTCTTCGCTATATATAATCTCACACAGAGAAGAACTTGCAACACTATTTGACACACAGCTCCGTGTGACTTTTCAAGCAGGCTTTTCGCGTATTGGAGGTCTACATGAAAGTTAATGAGTTGTTCGAAGAACACACTGGTAGCAGTGATGCGGATGGTGGGGGAGTGTTGGGATGCTTGCAAAAGGCAAAGGACAACATGTCGAAGCATTCCACATCCCATCCAGATGCAGATATCAAACGGTTATGTGGTGATACTCATGCTCAGCTAGCAAAGTTCAGTGCATCACCAAATGCCATGTACGATGATCCTCACACACTGGTGAAATTGCTACAGACTCTTCACAAGGACCCTACAAAGCATATCGTACAGAGTGTGCTTACCGCTCTGTCATCATATAGCCCGTCCGATAGCGATTAACCATTGATCACCACACTAAATAAGCCCCACATACCATGGGGCTTTTTTTATGATTTTAGGTATTGATCAATCGTATACCAGGCTGGGATTTTGCGTTCTTGATGGTGAGCAGGAGGTAGTAGAGTTTGGAACATTTACTACCGATACCAAGCAGGATATCTACGATCGAGCAGCCACTGCTGCCCAGTTCGTGGTGGACAAGATGCTCGAGCACAACATCACCGAATTGCACATTGAAGGATTGGCATTTGGGATGGTTGGGAATGCAACCCGTGACCTTGCTGGGTTGTTGTTCATTATCGTGTCAACAGTTAGACGGTTGACAAAATCCCCAACCATCTGTATCATAGCTCCAACAGCAGCCAAAAAGACAGCTACTGGGAGTGGAAAAGCGCATAAAAAGGAGATGATTGAATCACTCCCACTTAATGTCGCCGTGCGATTCAAAGAGTCGTACAAGAAAACAACAGGCCTTCCAGACATCGCCGATGCATACTGGATAGCTCGAACGTTTCCACCGGTTGAAACAAAACAACGAAAATAAATAGAAACGCCTGCACACATACCCTATCTGGTGCGCGAGTTGGAACAGATTGCGCGAATCGCAATAACGAGCCATTGGCACATGCCATAAAGTAGACCTGCTTGGGAGTTACGCCCACTGCCATTTCATCTTATGAAGAAGCCTGTAATCAGGCCGTGAGGTTGTTCCTGTCAGCTGCGTTAATGCGGGGCAAGGATGGTATTGTGGATAGATGTATAACTGAAGTGCCTGAAATGTATTGTTGTGAGGTACGCTAGTGCCGAAAACAATACATTTCACGTCGTGCAGCGACGGATTATCACTATTATCGGGACTAGCGTCCCGAAAAGAGAGGGAGTGTGGATATCCACACTCCCTCTCTTTGTATCTGCTGCGCTTAGTAGTTGGGGTGTTGTCGGTTCTTCAATTCCTGTTCGATTCGTTCATCTAGGAATTTTGACATATGAGATCGCTCAATTTTGTTCAATTGATATGCGTCCTCATACTGCAGACCACCACGCATGTAATATGACAATTGGATCAACTCACGAATTATGTTTTCGCGTGTTTGCCCCATCTCACGGAACATTTGTTGTATTTCTGCAGTAGCCCCATCTCTAAGCGTTACATAAAAAAACTAACAGGATTGGTGGTAATTGGAACCACCACAGTCTCCCCACAATCAGGACACACAATCGAGGCATCCATTTTTACCCCCCATGAGCTAACTGATTGGGCAGTGGCTTCAATGCGTCTCTTCCAACCAAGTGGGATTGACTTAACCCACTCACGAATATTTGACGAATCTGACACCCCATCCACATCCCTCACAACTCCTACCAATGCGTCAATAACCAGCACCTCAGCATCTTCAACGGACAGATCACTGGTTTTCGTCATTGCAGATACCTTATACAGCTCCAGAATACTGCCATATGACAACGGCTTGAGGGATACAACCTGACCATTTTCCATGGTTAGTTGATATTCTCTCGTTAGTGATGTCGGATCGAGTTCCCGAACAGATTTGACAAATGCTGACAACGCTACCACATGATCGTGCGACTCTCCATGATCACATGTATGTGTATATTCAATCTCCATGGTTGGACCGAATGATACGATCCGCAAGCACAACATGAGGAAATCCACGTCTTTAGCCAGCAGATCTGCTGGCTTGAGAACTTGTGGAACACATTTCGCGAACACCTCGAGGATGGCACGACCAGACAACAACTTGTCTGGTGTGTTAAGCACGATCTCGTCCTGTGCAGTCATGGGGTACACTTCAACTTCACCACGTTCCACGCCATCTGCCAGTTCACCATTGGTGTAAAACAACCCCTGAGATGGAAGACGGAATGTCTCACCTGGGATACGCAGTTTCGCCATTAGCGGATTTGTTGGTGTGGTCATATGATATAATCTCCATTTGATGATTGAGGTATTTATCTCGCTTGAGGAGCGGGGCGTCTCATGGATAAATACTCTATCCGCACTTTCTGGGCGTCCATCAAATGGCAATCGATCCACAAATCCAACAACTTTCCAGTGAGCTGGCATCATTAACGCGGGCGTTGCGTGACATGATAGCATCAACTTCACGCACAACAGCAGCACAGATAGCCAACCAAGCAGCCATGTTGGATACTGAAGATCAACTGGAAGCCTTCCGACAATCCCTACGCATGAGCGCAAAGGACTCAAAGGAGGAAGTCCGTCTCAAGAAATTAGCACTAGATGCTAAGAAGAAAGAGATGAAGCTGAATGAGCGATACCAACAATCTCTAAAGCTTGCCCAAAAACAAGCTGATCGACACGGACAGGGGTCTGCTCGACATGCTGCTGCTCTTCAAACGTCAGAACGATACGCCCGTAGACTAGCAGCAGCGCAGGCTGAATCCGCCATAGCAGTTGACGCAGCAAGCCGAGCAACTCGCGGTTTTTCTAAAGGTGTCGACGTTGCATCCGCATCTGCGGTGTGGTTTGGATCTACGCTGAAGACACAAAGTCGTCAGATCGCCGCTCAGTTTAAGGCATCTGGTGGGGTAATGGAGGGTAGCTCCAACCTGCTTGCTAATGTGTACAATCAGCAAATGGACGGTCTGAAGCATGGTCTGACAGGTGAACAATTTGTTAACCTGCAGAACAGCGTCAGACAAACAGCTAATGCCATGGGAGGTGCTGCTAAAATGTTTGACGTGGCAGACGCATCGATCAATCGATTCCGTATTGTCACAATGAACAGCGAAGAGGCAGCTAAACTAGCTCTAGCTGCCATGGAACACCTGGCTGTTGCAGGCATCAAGCCAACGGCCGCTGCCCTCGACAAATATGCAGATGATGTGCTGAAACTGCGTGCCAGTACAGGGATGCAGATTGGTGCAGCGCAAGCATTCTATCAGGACATTGCAGCAAGC